ATGATTTCGGACACCACAATGCGTATCGTTTAGTATAGCTACTTTCATATTACCTCATGAAAAGTTCTAGCTTTTCTCTTTCCTTTTCTTCTTTTGCAAACTCTTTTATTGCTTCGTCTTTCTTTCGAACAGTACTTATTCTTTGTCTTAAAGTATCTACGTAATTCATTGTTGCTTCTGCGCCTTCTTCGTCCATACCCATTTGTACAAAGTCTTCGATACCCATTTTTTCAATAAACTTAAATTTAATGTCTTGTTGCTTTTTCTCTTTCGTAATTCTACGGATAAAAGCATAAAAACATATTTGTGTAAAATAACTAAATGCGTTTGGGTTTCCAGTTCTTGTTGCGGTTTCTATATTATAATTATATATTGCTCTTAAACAATTTTCAACCCCATCCATAACCATTTCTTCCCGGTATGTATAACGTACAAAGTTTGGTCTATGGGATAATCCTTCTGCGATCTTTATAAAACATCTTGCAATATAATCTGGGACCGTAGGTATTGGTTTATCTTTCTTTCTTTGTTTGTCACATGCTTTCACATATTCTACAACTGCTAATGAAAACTCTTTATTGTTTATATAATGAGCTTTATTCTTTTTTGTTGCCATAATTCTATATCTCCATAATTTAAATAGAATGTTATATTATACCATAGTTTTAACTAAATGTAAATCCCCTAAATTTATTTTTGCTAGGGGGTTTACAAAATGCATTTTTTATGATATAATATTAGAGTATCCTGGGGATAGGAGAGTACTAATGAATAGTCTTCTTATTTGTGTCCCCTGATATAAACAAATCATTTATTTCTTCGTCCAATATTGAATCTTCTAATTCGTTGAGAAGTTCTTCACTTGGGCGGTTGGTCATCTTTTTAACTGGTTTAGGTGGATTATCTTTTAAACTTAATACAAATTTTATATAAGCTTCTTTTATATCGTTATCAACCTGGGTAGATTGTACAACGTTGTGAAACTTAACTTTATAATTGTCTTCTTTTGAAAAAGGAAACCAAGGTGAAAAGGAAAAACCACCAAGTAAAGCATTACTTACTTGTACTGGAGTTCCTAAAAACCAGTTGTCTTTATTCTTAGAATTAACTGCAGCTATTATCTGATCGCCGTTAATTAATTTAAAATGTCTTATTTGTACTTCTTCTTCCATTTAAATATTTACCTCGTGTAATTCATAATCAAATTTTTCTTTAGAATATATCTTTATTCTTTCAGCAGCATGTTCTAATGTATAATTCTTTTTCGCTTTCCAATGAAGATCATCTGCTATATCAAATACTTTTGTATCTCTATCACTCTTTCTCAGTCCTCTCCCTATAGATTGTAATACACGAATCTGACTTTTCGAGGGAGAAGCAAATATTAAATTATGTAGTCTCTTTATATTTATACCAGTTGAAAACGTACCTAGTGAAGCTACAATAATAGCATTCTTTTCTTTTTCAGTTATCGCTCGTACGCTCTCGCGCGTGTCCACGTCCGTCTCGCCCGAGACATAAAAAAGCTTTCTTTTTTTACCTTTAAGTTTTTCTTTTAATATGTTATGTAAGGGTTTACCATGCTTTTCGACGTAATTAAACAGGATTAAAGTATTACCTTCTTGGTCTATAGCTAAGTTAGATATAAAATTATTTCGTGGTGTATATCTAACAATAAAGTCTAATTCTTCTTGGTATTTTAATTTAGATATTTCTTTACAATGTTCTTCTTTATATTTTAATAATAACATATTAATATCTAATTTAGCTAATTGGTCTGAATCAATCAGATCTTTTGTTGTAGTTACTTTTTTAACTGGACCAAATAATCCTTCTAATACTAATTGGTGGGTTTGTGTACCATCTAATGTACCAGTTGTTCCTATTCTATATTCTGCTTCAGTACATTTTTCCATAATAGATGTTAGTGACTTAGCTTTAAACTGGTGTGCTTCATCACCGATAACCATACCAAAATGCTGAAAAAATTGCGCCGGTTTTTTGTATATAGATTGCCATGTAGATATAACTACTCTTTCAAGTATTGTTCCTTTTTCCATTCCCCCGTGTATTTTTCTACACCATTCGTCTGTATGAAAAGAATCATCTTTCATACTATAATCTTCAAAGTCAGAATACATTTGTTCTACTAATGATATAGTAGGAACTATTATTAATATCTTTTTACTTGGGTCTTTATCTATATACCATCTAGAAGCTAAATAAATAATTAAAGATTTACCAGAGGCAGTTGGTGACAAGAGTAATGAATTTTTGTGTGTTAGCGAGTGTCCTAGAGCGTCTAGCTGATAGTCTCGGGGTGTTATCGGTATTTGATTAGATGTTATACTTAACTTATCTAACCATTCTTTATTAATATAGGATTCATCTGTTGTTGGTTCTAACACTCCATATTGTTTAGAAGGGACCGTTAGGACTTCGTATTCACGGTGTAAGGCAAACTCTTTTAGATACTTATACAAACCAATATACAAAGTTTTTTTACGTGAATCAAACAGGCGAATTTTACCATCCCAATATTTGTTACGATATGCTGGCATAAATTTATATCCAGGAACAAAGAAACAGAAATGTTCTGCTAACTCCATTTCAATACTAGGATCAGTTTCAATATACATGAAAGCATGATTTTTCTTAGTAATTTTTATTTGATCCATTATATAAGTTGTTTTAATCTCTTCACAGTACTATTTATATCAGTACAAAGATAATGGTTTATATACCATTCTATAAATCTATTACAATATAAAGGATCGTGCCAAGATAAGTCAGTAACTAAATTACTTAATTGTGTTAAGGATTGTAATTTTTTAGTTGCCCAATGATATTCTGGCCAACCATAAGAGATAATAGGAACTCCATGCATTAAGCATTCTATACCAGCTGTGCTATTTTCAAGTATCGCGACGCGCGTACGCGGGAGAAAATCATGAATAAGATTATATCCTGTTCTTACATCGACACCAGAGTCATTCCATTTATTTATTAATTGATGTTCCCATTGGCTTTTAGGTTTCCATCTAGGATGTAATTTAAGAACTATATTTTTAAAAGCATGATACTTTTGATTATAAAGTAGTTTATCTATAATCATCTCTACTTTTTTTAAATGGTTACCAAAACTAAATCCATTTACTGTTTCATCATCTGGCATTTGTGCAATAACTAATACATGGTCTTCTGGTATATTTTTTGCAGGTACCCATTTTAATAAAATGGAATCATCCCATTTATTAGTCTTTCTATGTTTTAAATCTTGAATTAAATCCCAACGCATTTGTTCAATGTCTTCGTTTAATTCTGGTTTTTCAAAAGCTAATCTAGAACTATTTGCATATCCATCTCTATCTAAAGCAAAGTGTTCAGCTGTTGGTCCTGTTGGTTTAAGTATTATAGCTGATTCTTCGTCTGTAGCTATATGGTTAAAGAAGTTAATTTCTGCAGCTTTTTTAGTTTCTGTATGACCAAGCTGGTTCATCGCGGCTCTTACTATATCGTAATAGCGATTAAAAGATTCAAATTTGTGTTGGTGTATTCTATATTCCACTGGTAAATTTACGCCACTCAATCATATTTTTAATGGTCTGATGTCTCCATTTAATACTATCTAATATTTCTTTTAGTGTGGAACATAATTCTTCTTGGTATGCTATCTTTTTTTGATGTTCTTGTATAATAGGATCGGAATCATAATACTTATCCATATCGGATTTAAGTACAGTTAATCCATTTAAAGGATCGTAACTCCATCCTTTTTCATCTAATTCTTCTTGGGATAATTTACCGTTATAGTGATTAAACTTATCTTTTAATAATACTTTAAAATCTAATTCTAATTGTTTTAATTTAAGTCTACTAACACTATGTAGTTCTAAGTATTTTGAATGTAATTTTGCTGTCTCTCTAGATGATTCATCCAGAGCCATCTCGTCAATTACATTATCTTTCTTCCACATTTCAAGTACATTTTCTAAATTCATAACGTATATTATACCATATTTTTAGGGAAAAGTAAACCCCTATGTTCTAAACTCAAATGATGTGTATTTTAATACTAGGTCGGCTTGTGCGTATTCTATGTCGGTTGTTTGGGTATTAAACTCTACAGCACTTAGGGATACTGGAAATACCCCTGAAAAAGCTATTTCTTTATTTACATTATTATGTGATGATAATATTGCTAAAACTGCATCAAACTTATAATTTTTATCTGCATCTTTTCTTTGCACACTATTAGATAACCAATTAAATGTTTCTATATAGTTTTCCATATTTTCGGTAATATTAAATCTAATAGCAAGATCTTCAAATCCCATACGATCACCTGTAAATGCAAGGTTAACACCTTTATATGGTACTGGGACATCACCCAGGCTAACGCCAGGTAATGTCACAGCTGTGCAAAAATATTCCAAGTTTGGAAAATTTGTGTTATCTATTTTAAAACTAAACCCTACGGGGCTTAGAAAGTTTTTGTTTGTTGTTAATGCCATCTAAAAAATTTTCTTAATAACTTTATTTATTCTACCTGCTTTCATCATATGATGAAATTTAGTCCAGAACGACCTATTGTCTGTTGGATCCGATAACAAAAGATACCACCCTACAAAGGCAAATGGTATCAACAACATTATTGTTGCTTCTATCATACTACTATTTATACGTGTTAAAAAGTAGATATGCAAAAAAAGGGACACCGAAGTGCCCCTTTCTTTGAATTCGAATTGAATCAGAACTTAGTTCATGATGTCATCAATTCTGAAGATTCTGAAGTATTGGTTGCTTCTATCTGAACCGATAGTACCATCAATAGCTACGTAAGGGTTAGCAATCATGCCGTACCTTGTTTTGAATCCCATTCTTGGTTGGAAATCATTCTCACCAACTGCTTTAACCATAGTTAAAGGAACGTATGGGCAGTAGAATATACCAGCGTCATACGGGTTTGAACCTCTGTAACCAACACATGCGAAATCAACAGTTGAATATGGATCAATGTAAACTTTCATTCTGCCATTTAAGACACCTGCGAAAGTGTTACCAGTATCGTCAACATTCAAGTTAGCTGATAAAGCTGGAGTGTAGTCTAGCATTCCTGCAGCTGCTAAAGCTGAAGCAACGTCTGAAGAACAAAGTACAAAGTTACCTTTTCCTCTTCTTGTTTCTTTAGCAATAACGTTAGCTTCTCTTTCGAGTTGCATGATTAGACCTTTGAACTTCTCAACCATCCATCTACCATCTGAGTCAGTTGTGACATCAAATATACCGGATACGGCTGTTGAAGCTTGTAAAGCACCGATTTTAGCAGTTTTTAGAATTGATCTAATAACTTCTCTGTTGATTTCCGCTAGGATCTCAGCAGATAGGATATTAGCTAATTCACCTTCTGCGTCTAAACCGTGAACGGCTTTAAGGTCTTGTGCTAGTTCCATTGTGTACTCAGCTTTTAGTGCTCTTGATTTAGCAGTTACAGTAGCTTTCTCGATTGTGAAAGCCATTTCACCGAATGAACCATCTCCTGATTCACCAACACCTAGTCTTTCCGCGGCTGAGGTAGCTAAACCTGAACCGAATGTTGAGACTGTGTCAGCTTCATCAGCGATTGTTGCGTCAGTGTCTGCATCAGTTACACCAGACAAACCAGTTGGGTCTGCTTGATGAGTACCAGTACCAGAGAAGTCTGTGTCAGCTTCGTCATATAAAGCTTCCGCACCACTCTGTGAACTGTATTTTGACTTCATTGCAAATATTAAACCAGTTGGTCCAGTCATTGGCTGAACACCAGCAATATCATATGCAATCAAGTTAGGCATTGCTCTTCTTACTAAAGAGATTAATACTGGGTCGAAAGTACCAATGTTATTTGGTGCTGAACCTGATCCAATATTGTTAGCAGCTGCTGCCTCGGAAATGTAATTTCCTTGAGCTTGTGCTGATTCTTCTTTAAGAGCAATCTCTTGGTTCTCTAACAGTCTAGCTGTAACAGCTTTTCTGTAGCGATCATCAATACTAGGAGCACTCTCGTGGTCTAGTACTGGGGACCATTTTTCGATTAATTGTGAATCTGCGTTAAACATTTGTTTCCCCTTTGATTACTTATTAAATTTAGTTATAGCCTGAGTGTATCTAGACATAGTGTCGTTAAGATCTTCAGCCGGAGCTTCGTCTTCACCTGCTATGCTGTTTACTTCGTCCACTGATTCACTAACTTCACCTTTGAAGTAGCTTTGTTTGATAGTGTCAACTTTCTGTTGGAAAGAATCTTTAGTATCAAACTCAACATCTTCTGCAAGTTTAGCTAATTTTTCAGCTTCAGTTTCTGCAAGCCCTGAAGAAGCATCTCTTATAATCGTTTCTTTCTCGAAAGATTGAACTTGACTATTTAAAGAAATATTTTCTTCTGTGGATTTATTTAAAGATTCTTCTAGTTCAGATACTTGATCGGCTAAATCGTCGATTAAGTCTTCTTTACCTTCTGGAACCTCAATATAATGTTCTTTGAACACTGCTTGTAAGGAAGTCATAAAGTCTTCAGCAATCTCAGTTTTAAGACCTTGATTGATTGCAACTTCGTTTTCTTTCATCCAACCTTCAACTACGTAGTTTAAGTATGAGTCTACTTTTTCTACTAAGCCTGATTCGATGTCAGTAACTTCGTCTTCCAAGTTTTGCGCATATTCTGCTTCTAAGCGTTCAACTTCTTCTGCAAGTTTGCTAGTAAGCACTGCTTCAAAAATTGTGCCCGCTTTATCACGGAATCCATCTGAAAGAGTAGCTTCTTCTTTGATGATTGTATCTAGATCTTCATCGAAATCAACTTTTTCAACTTTTGCTTTAGCTTTAAGCTCATTTTTCTTTGGTAAAGATTTTTTCATGGCTTTATCGTAATCTGCAACTTCTGAATCGTTGTCTTCATCGACTTCGTCTATTTTCGTCATCTTAGCGAAGAGCTTTTGCGCGTCCTCTTTTCTTGCTGATTTTAACATATCAACAGCTGCTTGAATAACACCAGCTTTAGTTTTAGGAATAGCAACCTCTTTAGGTTGTACGGACTCCTCTTCGTGGTCCATTTCCTTTTTAACTTTAGCTTCTTCTAAATCTTCTGCAGATTCTTCTGAAGCTTCAGCAACTTCTTCTTGTGTTTCTTCAACAACTTCCTCTTCAGTACCTTCGACTACTTGTTCTTCATCGTTAAGTACTTCATCAGAAGCTTGCTCAGATATGTCTTCAGCGTTTTCTAAGTTATTTACGTCTTCTGACATGTCGTTTTCTCCTATTTATTTAGAGTTTACAAGTTTCGAGAGGAAATTTTTAAATGCGCGAATCTCTATATCCGAGGATACAGTATTCTTTGCTGTCTTTATTTCAGTCTCAATTATTTCAATGTCTTGTGCTTTTAGTATTCCATTGTCCCATACCCATTCTACTCCTTCCATAATTCCATTAACGAATGCTTCTGGAGCGGATGGATCCTGGATC